ACCAGAAACACCTTGTTGACCAAAGCGAATTAACTTCACTTCGTCACCAGACTTAGCCAATACAGCATGGCTTTTCTTTGGGTGGTTAGGAGTTTTCTTTGGCTTGTTGTAGCCAGAGAACTCTTCTGAACCACGCTTAATCATTTCTTTTTAGCAGTCTTAGCCGCTTGCTTAAAGTCTTTAGCAGTAGGCGCACCTTTAGTGCCAGGCTTTCGCATCTTTTCTTTAGAGCCAGCTTTAATTCGTTCTTGTTTGGCATTGATATTGGCATATAAACCTTGTTTCATAATAACTCCGTAACGCTGATTGTTGAGCCAGTAACTGTTGCGTCTTTAATAAGGGCAATCTTGTCACCAGAGGCAACGGCAAATATCTCGCTAGTATTTGCTGGAATCAGCATACTGGTAGTGACAGTTGCGGTTGGAGCAGATCCAAACGAAACATAACAATGACCTAAAGAGCAAGCTACCCGAACATGGGTTGTACTTGCGGCAAAAGCAGTACTGGCGGCAGTTGTATTACCTGCGGCAATTACTTGACTAGTTCCAATCCTAAAAACATTAGGAATGGTATTTCCATTGTTATCTCTTGTTAAGAAAGCCATGATTACTCCTTAGTTTATTTCTTACTGCGGTTAGTAGCGGTTCTACCACCACGTTTGGGCATAGCACGGGACTCGCTCATTGCGATAGCGACAGCTTGGTCACGGGATTTAACCTTGTCACCAGAAGAAGACTTGAGCTTGCCTCGCTTGTACTCGCCCATTACTTTACCAATCTTTTTGGCTGCTTCATCCATTTTCATAGGGATCTCCTAAAAGGTTTGTCAATACTACCATATTGTGTTAATAAAAAAAAGAGCCACTTTTTTAGGGTGGCTCAAAATGGCAACGGCAATCAGACCAAACCTCGGATCAACCTTTTAATCGGTTTACCCCAAGACAAGTTAGACCCCCATGAGATGGTGGCGGCATCTGAGGCAAATGTCAAGACAAATGCGTCAGCCATGTCGGGAGATTTCAGTCCCCTGCGTCTAATATCATCCTTAGATTCGATTTTTATTTTGCCATTAGATGTAAAGGTGTACCTTACAGTCGCCAGTTCAGCAATGAAATCCTCATTGTTGGGTATTTTGCAGTCCCGTTTCTCTAGCCAAGCCTTGGTTTTATGCCAAAGTTCCGCACGAAGATTCAGATAAGTACCACCCATAGCAGGGCTTTCAGACACGTTGATCCCACGGCATGGCAACTTTAGTTCTCTTAGTCTGTCAACAACACCTGCTCCTAGGCCGATAGAGTCAACCAGAATCTCAGTAGGTTTACTCTTATGGTCACAGGCTTCGTATTGGGCGACTACTGCACCTGTTAACTGCATCAGATCCAAGTTCCTCCACCTCTCAAGAGTGTGTACAACATTAGACTGACGTTTACATAGAACTGAAGAATCGGAGCCAAAACGAGCCACATCGAGTCCCCAAATGATCGGAGCATCTTCATAAGCTCTTGTGTCCCTGTGTTTAGCAGACTCAAGTAGTTCCATAGGAATAATCGTGTCATCATCGCTCCTTGGAAACTCACCCAAAACCCTGATCCTGTAAGCATTACTTTCCTCGCCATAGCGAGATTTCATGTCTTCTACGTATTCTTTACTCACACGAGTAGAGTCAATACACGATACTCTCTTTGTCCACCACTCATCTTTGAGCCGATTATGGGTGTCAAAGAAGAAGCCAGATGACCTAACGGGGTTTCCAAGTAGGATGGTTAGAGCGTTATGTCCAGACATAGAACCTGCGGCAGCCTCAAATACTGCCTCTGGGACACCAGAAGCCTCATCCGCAACCAACATGACGTTCTCAGAGTGGACACCTTGTAGGGCTTCGGGTTGTTCAGCACGAGAAGTCCTAGCAGAGATAAACGCCTCGGTAGCAGAAGCTTTGAGTTCTATCCTTTCTTGTTTGACATCGAGTAGGTCTTGGATAGGTTGGGGTAGTTCTTTGACCCACCTCTTTAGCTCGGCAAACAAAGCGTCATACAGTTGGGCAGAGGTAGGGGCAGTCACCACTACCTTAACGGGATACCTGGTCAACAAGAACCATAGCATTGCCCAAGAAGCGGTGGTTGACTTACCCACCCCGTGACCAGACCTGATACTTATCTTTCGCTCACCAGAGGCTACAGCAGTTAAAAAGTCCTGTTGCCAATCATCAGGCTCTACTCCTAAGACCTCTTTAACGAACAGAACAGGGTCATTCCTGTAAAGGGTAATGAACTGGATAAACGGGTTATGTGCCATTGTTTTCCAATGTCTCGACAACTACCTCGGCTTTGCCCATGTGCTTTAGTGCTTGGAGGTGTAGATCACCCAAAGAGATATTGACTTGGGTCTTGGCGGTGTCTCCATAGTTCTCAGGGTCAAGTTTGGAGGCCATCCACTTTCTTGTATCTACTTGGAGTCTAGCTTTGTTAACTCCTGAGTTACTTGTCTCATCTGCTTGGTCAGCAATGTCTAAAGCCTCTTCTGCCAGTTTCTCAGCCTTTAGCTTACGAGCAGCGAGTACCGCATCTCTACGCTCATCAGTATGGTTAATCCAGAAAGAAAGCATGGGCCTAGAACACTCTATGAACTCTGCCAAGCGTCCTATGGTCATTCCCTGAGAGATATGTGCGGTAACGAACTCTATCCCCCCAAGCTCTTCTATCTTCTTCTCCAACGCTCTCCTCATAGGAAATCCTGCCATATCTTCTCCTTGATTTAATGGTTACAAATTCTAAACTATAAAAAAATTTTTTGGAGGGTTATATGTGTACGCAAACAACGTAGGGGGGTCTATAGCTCAAATGCTATACCGATATGTGTTTATGTCCCCTGTCACAGCACCCCCTCGATTTACTGCATGGGGGGTGTAAACCCTACCCTTACGTACTAACCCTTAAGGGTAAACCCTACTGTATATCGGTCCAGTACTGTATGCCTATCCAGCTCCTGGGGTAAACCCTGATAGGGTAAACCCTTGGTCCAGATGCGAATGATTCTTATTTGTATTTAGTGTCTCACTCACGCAAAGGGATTATGTAGAGGGATGTCTAAAGGGTTTCTAAATGTTTGTTTAATGCTTATCTAACCTAATGCTCTAACCCTTGCTGCCTCTATGTAATCCCCTTGTATATCCCCTATCTAAAGAGAAGCCTCTGTTATGGGTTATCCCTTCTTTTCTTTTTCCTTTTGTAGCCACAAAATCAAACTGTAAACCTATGTTCTAAGGGTAACTACTGATAGGGTTTTGGAGCTATCAATAGAATCAACAACTTACAAGAGTTGGCACGATTCTTTCGTGCTATATATGTGAGAGGGTCAGAAAATGCTCTCTCTTTCATCAACTCTCAATAGGTGTTAACAATGAACAATATGCAAACTTTAAAACTTGAAATCAAAACAGTTTATGGGATAGTTAAAGCTTATCCTAAATGCGAACAATCGAGACTCTTTGCCAAGATCGCTGGCACTACTACTCTCACCTCACAAAATCTAAAGCATATCCAAGATTTAGGTTATGCCTTTGATTGTTTTTCACATACTTTGGAAAATGTGCAATGAACGATAACTACAAAGACATTCTTGCAGCCATTGGATTAGGTTTAGCCCTTTGCATTGGTTTGCTTGAATGGTTTGACATCCTCACTAAATAATCTTTTTCTTTTCTTTTTTAATAGGCGTACACAAAATGACTTACACAATCAAAAACCTTAAGACTTGGAACACATGGGATGGTGGAGGCTACTCATGCACTCTTTACTGTGATGGCGAGAAGATCGCTTTAGTTCTTAATGAAGGCATGGGAGGCGAAACCCGAATAATGACTTTAGATGTCAACTCTCCCAAAGTAGAAATCGATGGCTATTATGACAAAGAGGCAGATATACAGTTTCGCCAATGGGTAACCCCTAACTATGCAAAGCTTGATGCATTCTGCAAAACCCTTCCAAAATGGGATTGTTTAGGCGAGATGATGCATATGGATGCAGCCCTATACATTGAAGAATTAATTAGCGAAACCAATTATCAGAAGAAGCTTGCCAATGCAAAGAAAAGAGGTACACCATTTAAAGTTGAAGGAGATGATAAATACACATTTAGTGTATTAAATACATTAGATCAAAAGGTAGTGATTAACTATCTTGAAAAGAATCACCCTAACAAATATCAATTAATCTAAAAGGCGTAAATCATGATTAAATCAAAAGCAAAAGATAAAAGACATCCAAAGATTATCAATGAATGGATGGTATACGAAGGCGTAAACCAAATTGATGATGTCTTTGGTGTATTAATTGCACTCAGATCATTTATTAAAAGTGAGGATTTTAATAAATATCATGGAGAAAAGATTGTCTCCTCAGTTATTGCGTTACTTTGTAACAGTACTGAGATTATCGAGAAATGGATGGAAATCGAAGAGGAGGTTAAATGAAATTAGAAATCATTTCTACGGGAGGAGGGTTTAATGGTTTATCTATGCCTCACCCTCTTGGAAGGGAAAAATGCGGTTATTTTTTAATAACTGATGAATCAGGAGAGCAGCCCCCAATTAATGGGGGAAAAGCCATCATTGGATGGTATACAAAAGATTCTGAATTCTTGGGATATTTGGACATTCAACAATGGGATGGTTTGCCATCCTAATCAATCAACATTTAATAGGCGTGAATATGAATAACCCTTACAGATCAATTATGAAAAAAGATGGGCTTATCTATAAAAAGCTTTTAGGTACTGCCTCCACAAAGACAGTTAAAGGCGAGAAGATGGGTTTCTTAACTGCCATCCTCTACCTAACCCCTAACGACGATCTATGCCCCCTTGCAAAGCTTGCTGGATGCATGGAAGGCTGCCTCTACACATCAGGCAGAGGCGCGTTTAATTCTGTTCAGAAGGCAAGGCAAGCAAAAACTGCTTTTTGGTATGCACAACAAAAGTCTTTTTTGTTTTCTCTTTGTGCGGATATTTGGGCATTACAAGAAAAAGCCCAAAGGAACAATCAAAAGCTTTTAGTTCGCCTTAATGGGACATCAGATATCCTTTGGGAGAATTACGAAATAATTCCAAATAGGACAATATTTAGTTTATTTTGTAATGTCCAATTTTATGATTACACAAAGCATCCATCTAGAAATTTAGAAGGCAAAACATCGGGTAATTATGATCTAACCTATTCATTCTCTAGCATTACCCCAAAGCCGATCTCAATAAAAGGTTTAACCAATAAAGATAATTCTAGAGTAGCAGTAGTTTTTCAGAAGAAAGAAGATATCCCCCAAAGCTTTAGATCTTGGGAGGTTATTGATGGGGATGATTCTGATGTTAGGCATATTGAGCCGAAAAATGTAGTTGTTGCCTTATATGCCAAAGGCAAGGCTAAAAAGGATCAATCGGGTTTTGTTCAGATTAAGGGGCTGCACTATGCTTGATTACAAAAAAGAATTTAGATATTTTGATTTTGAAATCCCTCCATTACCCGAAGGGTTTACTGATGATTCTTGGCATAACAATATATGCCCATCATTTACAAGAGTATTAGGTGATCAATTAATCACTTTTTGGGTTGATTATAAAAACCCTAAAAGGAGAGAATTAGGTGGCAAACAATTCTTTGTAACTACTGAACCAAATAACGACGATATTAATGACGTTGATTTTGTTTTTGAGACTGATTCTTGGCAAGTGGCAATGAATAAGATTAATAAACTATTTAAAGAGGTTAAATAATGAACAAAGTATTTGTATTAACAGAAGAAGGCGATATTGTGGCAGTTTTCTCTTCTAAAGAATTAGCCCTTCAATGCGCTAAAGAAAATGAAATAAGAAATTTTAGTATTCAAGAATTTAATGTGAGGGTTAAATAATGCATGATATTAGAAAACAAATAAACATTATTTGGGAAGCTTTGCACTCTTACAGAGAAGACTGCATCCCTGAGAGTGATCCAAGTTATAACGAAGAATGGGAGGATATTTGCCTCGCCATGGCAGTTATTCAAGAGCAGTTAGGCGAAGAAGAGGAGATGGATAATGCAGCATAATAAATGTGGAGAAATGAAGGGCGCTATTGGTGTTTTATTATTGGATGCCTCCGATATGTATGAGGTCATTAATGAACATTGTTGTTTATATTATGTACAATCTTTGGACGATCCTGACTCAAAGCCACTTTGGATTTCACCCTCTCAGTTTTGGCAATTATTACCCTCTCTTTGAATAGGGAATCCACAAAAAGGGGCTTTTAGCCTCTTTCTTTGGGCTTCTTAAGTTAGTTGGCGCTTACTTCATGGGATCGATGATATAAGCAATTTTTTGTAGTTGATGCATACCTACCATCAAGAATGCAAAAAGTAGGCTAAAACAGCCCTTAAAATCGATTTTAGCGACTATCTGGACCATGACTCACGCACCAGTTTTTGTTGCTAAGTTAGTGAGTGCCAACTGACATTGATTGTGTAAGTGAGTGCTAACTAACAAAAAACTAAGGGTAAACCCCAGGACAGGGCCATAAACAAAAAAAGTGGCATTTACTTTTTAGGAAGTCAATTTAACCAATTTTTGAAAGTTCAAAGTTTTTGAAAGTTTGGAAATTAGAAAGCATTTTTATTTTCAGCCCTGGCAGACAAAAGTCTCATTATTGTGACGTTAAGGGCTTCAATCTGATCCATCTTTTTTATGTGCCACATACGTCTCTGCCCATGCCATCCTAAAGTTGGATTTGTGTGGCAATCTTTACATAGGGCTATGCAGGTGTACTGAAGTCCTTGCTTGTAGTGGTGAGCTTCAGAGGGTCCTGACGCATCACAAACTGAACAAGGAAGTGACTTGACCAATGCCAGGTGCAGTCTTTCCTTTGCGTTCAGCTTGTTGTTCATTGTGTTGCTCTTACTTCCATTCTGGCTGAGTACTGGTTAGTTCTCCAGACTTCGATCCTAGCTTGTGCAGCAGTCATTAGCCAACGATACTTCTCTTCCTTTTCTACTGCAGCTCTTATGCCTTCTAGCACTTCGATGTATTCAGCATGGGCATAGGCAAAGGTTTCTTGTTTACCCAACACTTCCGTCCCTGCCTGGCTCATCAGGTGAGCCTTCTTGGACTTTCGGAACTCCTCCAAGTACAGGCGCTCGGACTTCGCTTGGGCGTACAAGGGTGCGGTGTCGATCAAATACTGAATTGCTTTGTCGGGGCTTGTCTGGCTCTCCATGAATTAATCTCCAATGCTTCTCTGCTAAACGTCTTATTCCTTCGGACAAGGAACCATTCCCTGCCAAGGTCAATGCTTGCTCATGGATAGGCGCTACCCTTGCTCGGATAGTCCTACCTTGTTCGCTGATCTTCTT